TAAGAATCACTTCTATGATATATGGCAGGAAGCAGGTAAAGAGAGTAAGGAAGACTGGGAAGCATTCCAATATAATTCTACAGATAACCCTCTACTAGACCCAGAGGAGATTGCAGTAGCTAGGGAGACTATGTCTACCCAAGCCTTCAGACAAGAGTTCGAAGCTAGTTTTGTTTCTTTTACAGGTGGTATATTTAAGAGTAATTGGATTAAATTAGAAGATGAAGAACCTAAAGAAGGTAACTATGTTATGGCAGTTGACCCTGCCGGTTATGAACAAGTGGAGAGAGAACGTGGTATTAAAAGTTCTAAGTTGGATGAAACAGCGATTGCTCTCGTTAAAATCGATGGTGATACTTGGTGGGTTAAATCTATACTTCACGGTCGTTGGTCCATTAAAGAAACCGCTAGGAAAATTCTACAGACGGCTATTGAAAATGAAGTCACTACTGTAGGTATCGAAGCAGGTGCATTGAAGAATGCTATCCTCCCTTATTTAGAGGATGAGATGAGAGCTAATGGAAGATGGGTACCTATTACGGATGTAACTCACGGTGGTAAGAAGAAAGCAGATAGAATCACCTGGGCACTACAAGGAAGGTTAGAACACGGTAAGATTAAATTTAACCCTGACCCTAGTTACATTAAGGATTTAGAGACACAGTTAATTGAGTTCCCTACTAAAGGTACTCACGATGATATTATAGATGCCTTGGCTTATATAGACCAGGTGAGTGTTGCAGACTTTATGCACACTATTGAATTAGAAGATGATTGGGAACCTTATGATGAAGTTAGTGGATATTAGTTATGTTTGAAGAAGATGATAATGATTACAAAGCATTAGCTGCCTGGTTACAAACTAGATTAGAAGTTTGGAGACAGCATAGAGATGGTAATTATTTAAAATCTTGGGATGAATATTATCGTCTATGGCGTGGTATTTGGGCATCTGAAGATAGAAGTAGACAATCAGAGAAGTCTAGAATTATTGCTCCTGCATTACAACAAGCAGTAGAGTCATCAGTAGCAGAGATTGAAGAAGCTACCTTCGGTAGAGGTAAATGGTTTGATATCCAAGATGATGTTATGGATGGAGATAACCAAGATGTCGAATATCTAAGAAAGTTATTACAAGAAGACCTAGAAGCAGCAGGTGTTAAAGATGCTCTATGTGAAGTATTCTTAAATGGTGCTATCTATGGTACTGGTATCGGCAAGATTATAACCGAAGAAAAGACAGAGAGAGAACCTGTAGAGGTTCCTATCGAAGGGACACTGACTACTACTAGACAGTTAAAGGAATATGATATTGTAACTGTAAAAGTAGAGCCTGTATCACCTAAAGAATTTCTAATAGACCCCAGTGCTACCTCAATAGATGAAGCATTAGGTGTAGCTCACGAAGTATACAAGCCCAGATATGTCATCAATGAAGGTATAGAGAGAGGGGTATATAGAGATTTAGATATTGAAGGGGATGTAGATGTAGCTCAAGTTGGTTATGACCCTGAATATATAAGTAGAGATGCTTCAGACCAAATTAAGATATGTGAATATTGGGGTAAGATACCTAAAAGATTCCTAGATAAAGATGTAGATAAGGACGATTTTGAATATAATGAAGATGAATTAGTAGAAGCAGTCGTAACTATAGCTAACGATAAGTATATATTGAGAGCTGAAGAAAATCCATTTATGATGGAAGATAGGCCTTTCATAACTTATCAACACGACTTAGTACCTAATAAATTCTGGGGGAGAGGTGTATGTGAGAAGGGGTATAATCCTCAGAAAGCGTTAGATGCTGAGATGAGAGCCCGTATTGACTCTCTAGCACTAACTACTACACCGATGATGGCAGCAGATGCTACTCGTCTACCTAGAGGTCTCAAACTAGAAGTCAGACCTGGTAAGACTATTCTTACTAATGGTGACCCTAGACAGGCTATTATGCCTCTGACCTTAGGACAGACTGACCCCCAGACTTATAATCAAGTATCAGCCCTACAGAATATGGTACAGATGGGGACTGGTTCTAGTGATAGTACAGCAGCCCCAGACAGAGCTACTTCTAGTGGTATGTCTATGATGCAGTCAGCATCTATTAAGAGACAGAAGAGAACTCTAATGAACTTCCAAAATACCTTCTTAATCCCTATGATTAATAAGACTATGTGGAGAAAGATTCAGTTTGATGTAGATAGATACCCAGTTGCAGATTACAAGTTTGTACCTTATTCTACTATGGGTATTATGGCTAAAGAGTTAGAGATGCAACAGATGGTCTCTATGTTACAGTCAATCCCTAAAGATTCACCTGCTTTCAATATACTATTAGTATCTGTATTCCAGAACTCTAGTATGCACAATAGAGACCAGGTAGTGAATGCTTTAATGCAGGGTATGCAACCTGACCCACAACAACAACAAATTCAACAGATGCAATTAGAACTTCAGATGAAACAAGCAGAGGCTGATATTCAGAAGACTCTAGCTGAAGCACAGGAAGAACAAACTAAAGCTATGAAGAATGCAGCTGAAGCAGGTATTAAACAACCTACTGAATTAGATATGCAAGAAAGGATAGTTAAGTTACAGAAAGAGTTAGCTTCTATAGATAAATTACAGGCTGATACAGAGAATGTAAATAGTGAGACAGTCAGAAACATACCTGAAATAGAGCACCTCAAATCGGAGACAATGCTAAATTATGCAAACGCCTTTAATAACAGAGAGTGATAGAAAGTTCTATAACGATAGAATATCACTAACAGAACAAGATGGTTGGCTAGACTTAATTGAAGAATTTAATAATCTAGAACAACTATACAATAATTTAGATTCAATAGAATCTAAAAAAGACCTTTGGTTTAACAAGGGTCAGTTGTCAATCTTAAGACAGATATTGTCTTTAGAGGAAACAACTAAAGTAGCGATGGAAGAATTAGGCCTTTAGTCTGACTCCATTTTAATTAAATCCATAATCCCTAATGGGACGGAGACCTAAAGATATGAGTAATATAGTAGTGGACGCTGAATCCCAAACTCCAGCAGCAGAAGTAATACACCAAGAACCAATAACAAACGAATCAGTAGAACAACAGGTATCAAGTATAGACCAACTATCTGAAGTTTCTGAAGTTTCTGATATAGAAATTGAAGATACAACATCTAGTATAATTCCTGATAAGTTTGCCGGTAAGAGTGTAGAAGATATTGTAGATAGTTATACTAACTTAGAGAAAGAATTGGGTCGAAAGGCACAAGAAGTAGGTGAGTTAAGAAAGTTATCTGATAGTTTCCTGCAAGCTGAAGTGACGAGAAATCAGAATAATCCACAACAAACATCCTCACAAGAAACACAAGAGGAAGATAGGATGGGAGACTTCTTCGAAGACCCTAATAAAGCGGTTAATCAAATGATTGAAGACCATCCTAAGTTCCAGGAGTTCCAGGAGTTTCAAGCTCAACAGGCACAAGCCTCGAGTAAGATACAGCTGGAACAAACCCACCCAGACTTTACTGATGTCATTCAAGACAATAAGTTTCAAGAATGGGTACAAGGTAGTCCTATTCGTATGCAGTTATTTCAAGCAGCGGATGCCTATAATTTTGATGCAGCTAATGAGCTACTTAATAATTGGAAAGACCGTTCTATGGTCTCTAAGACACAAGCAGTTAATCAAGCAGCAGAGGAAGATAGACAGACGAAGCTTAAAGCAGCTACTACTGAATCAAGGAGTGCTTCGGGTTCAAAAGGAAACGGTAAGTCCTATAGAAGGGCAGACCTAATCCGATTAAAAATGGAAGACCCTAACAGGTATGAGTCGCTACAGAATGAAATCTTTGCGGCTTATTCAGATGGAAGGGTCACATAACTATATATATAATATTTCTATTTAAGGAGAAAATAAAATGGCTTTTGGAGGCTCACCCGCGGTAACCCGCAGTATTGCTAATAACTTCATACCTGAACTATGGTCAGACGAAGTTATCGGTGCATACAAATCAAACTTGGTAGTTGCTAATTTAGTGACTAAAATTTCACATAAAGGTAAGAAAGGTGATACTATTCACATTCCTGTACCTGCTAGAGGTTCGGCTTCACTTAAGGCTGCCGATGCTGAGGTAACATTAATTGATTCTGCTAACACTGTTGTAGATGTACCAATCACTACTCACTATGAATACTCTAAACTAATTGAAGACATCGCTGAAATTCAAGCACTATCTTCAATGCGTAAGTTCTATACTGATGATGCTGGTTATGCACTAGCTAAACAAGTAGATACTGACTTAATGAATCTTGCAGAAGGTTTCCAGTCTGGTGCTACTACAGATAAAACTTATGGTTCTGCGTTTATTGGTTCAGGCACTACTGCCTTTACTGGTACTAATGAAGCTGACATCGATGATGCTGGTATTCGTGCGTTCTTACTGAATCTTGATAATGCTGATGTTCCTATGGATAATCGTGCATTAATCATTCCACCAGTAGCAGCTAACGATTTACTAGGTATTAATCGTTTCACTGAGCAACAGTACATCGGTAATGGTGATGCAATTAAGACTGGTAAGATTGGTCAAATCTACGGTGTTGATGTATACATCTCAACTAACTGCCCTACTGTTAAAGCTAGTGGTGGTTCTGCTGGTTCTGCTGCTGGTACTGAGCGTGTAGGTATGTTGATGCACAAAGATGCCGTAGTCTTTGCAGAGCAGATGGGTGTTCGTACTCAGACGCAATACAAACAAGAATACTTAGGTGACTTGTTTACTGCTGATACTATCTACGGAGTTAAAGAATTACGCAACGATGCTGCTTTAGCATT